AAATGCCGCCAAGTAGTCCAAGTGGGAGACCCTGATGGATCATCATTAGTAGTGCGAACGTAGAGCTTTACGTCACACCTCTCAGGAACAGGACCATCAAAATCATCTAGCTCGTCAATATTGACCAAAATGTCGTCAATCAAGTTTGTTCCAGGGAAGTACGATCTTGCCCTTAAAGTGCTTTCAAGACGCAAACTACCTACATGAGTTAAGGTATAAGGATTTCCATTGAATTGGTATTCGCCAGAGACCTGCCGAACACTGCCATTAGCAGCCAGTTCAAGCTCTTGATCTGATGTGTCAACACTAAGGTTTGTTTTGGTGCCAGGAAACGTTGGGTCCTCAGTTGCGGACAATGCTGAGACTTCTTCTGCACTTTCAAGCTCAGGCTTTGTGTACTCAATAAGCGCGAAATTAGCGCTCTCGCGACCGCCAGAGTCAATAAATTTCATTGAGTAAGTTCCAGACTTCAAGTCTGCATAAACCTCTGTTGCAGATCCTGCAATTTCCTCTGAGATGCTAGTTGAGTTGCTCCAGGTGACGCTAGAAGTGTTTGGCGAGTGACGCAATCTAACGTGACCGCCATTCCGCACGTCAAGGTCAAGTGACTGACGCCAAGTCAACTTAGCCTGGCCGTTAACAGGAATCATGTCAAAGTTAATATAGTTGGCGTCATTGGCGTCTAAGATTAGTTGCGGCTTCGCTGTTTTGCCCTCAATTGGGAAGCTTTTTGTTGTAATGATACTGCCACGATTTAGATAATTTCTTGCCTGAATTTGCACATGCAAAGTTCCTGCTCGAATGTCGCGAATAGTAATGGATGGTGACGCAGTCGTAAGAGTTACAAAGTTATCGTTATCTATCCTGTACTGAACACGAAACTCACTAATGTTGATGCGATCATGCTCCCAGCTAACTGACGCACCAACGAACACCCCTTGACCTGTCTCATACAAAAACTCTTCTGCTGCAATTGATTCAACAGCGTTTGGTACAGCAGAAAGATTCGTGATATCTCTAGTTGTAAGTTCCTCGCCCGTTTCAACAGCGTCATAGATTGATGAGTTGTAAGCAACTGCGCTAACCCCATAAACGCCATCTTCAGATTCAGCAACAGAAAGAACCCTGAATTGCTGCGACTGCAGATCCGATGTTTGCACTAAAAATATTGAGCCAGCTGTTGGGATTTGACTAAATGCAGACGTAACGTCAATAGTTGCCGTTCCATTTGCTTGCGGCTGAACGCCACCTGCGGGAATGCTGCGTGTTTCAGCAATGCCACTGGGTAGCATGACCGATACCTTTGGATTGTTATCGCTAGTTGCCAAGCTGACCGATAAATTAGTGCTGCTGTCAACAGTTAATTGAGTCGCTGTTGCAGAACGCACTCGACCACTTCTGCGAGCGCCTGCCCTAACTGGATCATTAATGTCTACAACCTGCCCAGGACGAAGAATAATTCCACTGTCAATGCCAACTGCGAACTGGCATGTTTCAGTAAGATTTTGCTCTGAAAGCAGCATCCACTTGCCAATCCTATGCGCCTGACCTTGGCTATAACAACCAACAGCTTTGATGTCTTTGTTGATAATGCCGTACTTAGCCACTGCGGCGTGATCCTCAACATATTCAAACTCTGTGTCGCCTTGTGTGTCGTAATTCTGGTAAGCAACAGTCGCAACCGTATGACGAGACTTTTGAGATGTTCCACTATATGTAAACAACCCGTCGATTACGTTTGACGGACCAAGCGCATAACTTGAGTCAGTAGGCTTGTCTTGGTTGAGCACCAGAGAGCCAGCGCCGTAGTAAGCGATTCCTCTAAATATGGCTGTTATTTCTTGAATTACGTTGTAAACCTCAGAGCGGCTGTTGAGAAGCATGTTAAGACTAAATCTCGGCTCAAAACCAGCTTCTGCACCAGTCCTGCCGTTTGGAACGAGTTCATTGCAATACTGACTCACAGAAAAGAAATCATATTTATCAAGCGTTGACTCTGGAACACCAGCCCCATAGCGATCATTCGTAAGCAAGTCGTACAAGCACCATGCTGGGTCATTAGTCCAAACCGGCCCTCCTGGAGAACCTGGCTCACTGCTTAATTGTCCGTTCCAGACGCCACTATATGTAATTCTTCCAGGCACTCCGTCTGTGATTGTTTCAGTAGCGCCAGTTGACACGACAAGCCTTGTCGTTTCGCTTGTGTCTACCTTTGCATTAGTCGGCACTCCAACTTTTATTCCACGAATCAGATATTTACGGGTTGGAATGCTGCTAAACTCACGAGAGTCAAATCGAAGCGCAACTAATGCAGAGTTTGGGTAGCTAAATTTTTCGTCAATAATTTCGGTAAAGCTCTGGAAGATAGTGGTGCTGCCGATTTTAGAACTTGTCTCGTCAGCACTAACTCGCACCATGCGGACCTGTACGTTTGTGCTGCTGCTCAACGTAATCATGTAGTCACGCTGATAACGATTGCTGCTTTTGCCACTAATTGTGTCAGAGCCCCCAGGAAGAACGTCAGAAAAAGTACCACCGTTATACGAAATTTGAATTTTTATTTCTACACTATGCCCTACAATGTCTCCATCGTCCTCAATCTTCTGAAGACTAGGGATCGTTAGCGTTACGCGAAGACGATCAACATTAGTTCCGCTTACGCTACGAGTTACAGGGCTGCTGTTGGTAACCTCAACGTTGACTGGCGTTTCAGTCTGAGTTGCACCAAAATCATCAGGAATATGAGTCTGCGCTTGAGTGCCGTTGCGCGTAATGACTCTATATCCAGAAAAATTATCGCTTCCGTCTGAATTTTGAACAGGAGTTTCGTCAAGGAAAATGCTTTTGTAACCATTGTCTAAGCCTTGAATCTCGCCTTCACTAATCAAGTCCAGCACACTTGCAAACTGGATCGACTGCAGACTGTCATCTGCCTCTGTAGGCGTATGGCCACCGCCACCACCACCTTTTCCACCGCCGCCGCCAGCGCCTTGAACGTACTTGGTTTGTGTCATACCTGTTTTTGATCAACGTCGAGACCGCTGGATAGCACTGCTGAACCAACGAACACCCGCCCATAGGCTATTGGCACAGGCAAACCTTGCTTGGCGGTGTTGACCACATTATTGAAAACAAAAGATTCCAGCTTGGCAGCTTCAACACCTCGCTCAAGCCCTGTATCAGGTTGCGGAGAGATTGCCTGTGCAATTCCACCTACGACCAATGCAATTCCTAAATTTCCAGCTGAAGCCGCTAAAGCGCTGGCTGAAGCACTTGCGCTGCTGATTCCAACAAAACCAACACCTTGAGTTGAATTAAGGGCAAGACCTGCTCCTCCAGATGCAATAGCAACGCCAATCAAAGCAGCTCCAAGCAGGATTTGTGTGGCCCCTCGTCCTGCACCAGCAACTACGGGTGTGATGCTAAAAACCTCACGATCACTGAACGGTACTAACAAGGGAGCAATGTTCTCTTCAGTCGCTTTTTCCTTGCTGACTGCCACTCGATAACCAACACCATCCTTTTCGCTGTCGATCAACCACTTTTCGAGGCCAGGGAAATTAACGCAAAGCGCCTTGATCGCCTGCGCTGGTGTGTTTACATCAAACTCAAACCGGCATTGACCAAGCCGTTTACGCAAAGCGCCGTAGACCTTAACGACTTTCATGCCTCAGAGCGCAGGCAGTGCTCTTGCCATAGTAACCGCCATAGAGGTCTCGGCTAGATAGTCTGCCCTGCACATGGTGCAGCACTTGCTGATCACCCATGTAAATCGCTGCGTGATTCGGCAGCGGTGAAACAAGGTTCATCAAAAGCAGATCACCAGGCTGCAGCTCTTCCATTGGAATCTGATAAAAGCCTTCCGCAGCAAAGTTGTCCATATACAAATTCTCGCCACGATCCCAAAACTTGTCTCGGCGGTAATAATCACGCAACTTTATGCCGTACTCCCTTGCATACCAGTCACGCACAAGCGTGTAACAATCGACCACGCCAAACACAAATTCACGCCCAACATACGGCAGCTCAAAGCCCTCCGGTTCGCAGTAACCCCATTTTTCAGTGCTTGGATTGACAATAAACCAAGGCAGCTCTGATTTTTCACAAGCAACGCGATCAGCTGTAGACGGCTGAGGGTTCATGATCGGATGACTGTGGACAATCGCCATGACCTCACCTTGATCTTCTACTTCCTGCCATCCAGACAAAACAAAGTGCTCATCAGGCGTGTCTGCAATGTTCTGGCACGGGAAATACTGATATCGCCCTTTGACTACAGCAACCAAGCCACAGCACTCACGAGGTGCTTCAGCCTTGGCATGCTTAAGGATCTCAGCCTTCATGGCCGCTGGCAACTGCATCACTTGGTTAGGCCAGCTCCAGGGAATGAACCAAACGGCAGCTCAGCATTGTTAGTGCCTTTGAAACGGCATTCGCAACTTGAAATGCGCTTGCCGCACACATCTTCAGCATCAGTGGTTACTCCGTTGTCGCTTGCATCAAAACGCCTGTAATTTGTGCCATCAATGTCTTTGCCTGGGCCTACTGACGGGTTGTAGCCACATTCTGGTGATTTATAAATCCACTGGCAGACGTTGGCGATGACCTGACGTTTGGGCAGCTTTTGACCGGCCAAGTCAAACTTGCTGGCCAGCTCAAACGTTACGGTGTCGCGTGACTCACTCGCTTTACGGTCAATGAACCAACGTTCCTGCGGGAACTGTGCGTTTGGATCAGGCACCCCGCTGGGGTTGCCAGTCGTCTCAGGGTTCAGGGTGTCTCCGCCTTGCGTCAACAACGTGTCGCCGTTTTGCGCAACAGCAATGTTCTCAAAGCGGAAGTTGATGTCGTCAAGGTATTTCTTAAGCGTGCGGATGCGTCGAACTTCTGCTCCACCAAGGTCATTGCCTGCTGTTGTGGCATTAACAAGTGCAAGCAACACCGTCATCGTGCTATCAAGATTGCTAACAGTCAGCGTTGGACGAGGCAGTGTCCCAGTGCTGGTGTACTCAAAGCCCTGCGCCTGAACCGGAAGTCGCGTATATACGCTGCCACCAAAGACCACATTTACGTCTTGCTGTCGATCATTACGACTCATGCCTGAATGCCAGCGGTATACCTCTGAACTGCCATGAAGAGTGCTGTCCAAACGCAGCTCGAACAGCTCAATAATTGCGCTTGGCGCAAGTTTCAGCAGCTCATCGTAAACACTGCTGATCGCAGTCCAAACACACGTTCCATCAGTAACCGTGCCCGCTATATCAGTTGGCCATGTCGGCTCTGCACTGGCTGAGGTGCCAGCGGTTGTGCAGCGAAACCACAGTCCGGTTCCATACGAAACCGTGGAGCGACGAACGTCACCAACAGCGAAAGCGGTGTTAGCGGACCAAGCTGCTACTGCCATTACGGTTCAAAGACTTCGCGAAAGGTTGCCTGAATGTTGGCAAGATTTGAATACGGAAGAGTCTTGCTCCAAGAAGGACAAATCCATTTATAGGTTCCGCTGTCATCAGGCGGAGACCAGTCGAACGCCGCATTGTCATCAGCTCTCGCATTGAGAAAATCCTCAATGGTGTCTGCCTCTGACTCTGTGATGTTTCTCCACTCCAGTGACCATTCCTTGGGATTCTGATTGAGGCCCATCGTCAACCTGGCCTGGTAGCCATCGCCGAATTGAACAGTCCTGACAACAGGCTGGCTGCGCTTTTGCGCTCCGTAAGACGGATCAATAGAAGGGAATACTGCCATTAGCTTGCAAGTAAGCCTCCAGGACGCTTCTGCTTGATCAGCTCCTGTTGTACTGCAATACCAATTGCTTTGCCCAGCTGGTTAGCTTGACCCGTGTCGCCCTCAACAGTAGATCCAGCAGCATCAACATTCACAGTGATGTTGCCCATCGACCCGCCAGAAGCCTCAACCCCAAGCTTGCCATTGGCTCCACGGCGTAGCGGCAGGATTGCTTCTGCTCCGGCCTCGCCCATTAGACCAAAACGACCAGATCCTCCATTGGCGTATTGGAATAACGTCGGCTTGTCGACGATGCCACCCATCGCATAAGGCACGATCTTGTTCTTGGCGAAGACGTTGCCTTTGGCATTGCTTAAAACGCTATCGAGAATGTTGTTAGGTACTCCAGCGAAGGATCCACCACCACCGCCACCACCACCAGCAACAGATGCGCCGAGCCCAAGGAAGCTGCCAACACCTGGAATCAAGCTCAAGCCTTGGAACAACGCCTTCTTCGCAAAGATACGGGCCAGGTCGCTAATTACAGAGTTAGCAAAGTCACGGAAGTTCGCCTTGCCGGTGGCAACAAAGTCAGCGAATGCATCGCCAAGATCATTGACTGCATTTACCCCAACCTCGCCAACAGCCTCAGCGACATTCATTGCCTCGTCGAATACTTCGCGGAGGCCCTGCTGGAACTTAAACGCTGCTGAATTCGCTTTCTCAAGATCAGCTCTAAATTGAGTCATTGCAGCGTGCAATTCCTCGCTTGAAAGCACACCTGCATACTCTTTGATAAACGCGGCGACTTGACGATTAATTTCAATCCGCTGGCGCTCTTCTTGGCTCATAAGCGTTACAGCTTGGCGTGCATCTTCCAGCTGTCTAGTAGCCTTCAGACGAATTTCATACTGCCTGTCAAGAAGGTCGTTTGCCTCTTTGGTCTTCCTCTTGTCTTCTTCTGCTTGGCGATCTTCATCTTGCTTGAGCCTGAAAAGTTTGTTAGCTGTGTCAACCCTCACCTCTTCAATTTTTACCAGTTGAAGGTTTGGAGGCAAAAGCTTTGCAGCCTCTTCCGCTAACTTAGCTGCATCAATAATTTCTTGCTTAGTTAGCTTTATCCCACGCTCACGCAAGCCAAGGGCTGCAATGCGGGCATCTCTGGTGGCTGCGTCGATATCTTTTGGCGGCTTGGGAGGCTCAGTGGGATCTGGGCTGCCATCTGGCTTGGTGCCAGGGGAATATTGCCCAAAGGTATAAGGAATAAACTCTCCAAAAAGTTGCTGCCGAAGCGCTTCTCTTCCTGGAACGGTGTCACCAGCTTGCTCACGCAGAATCTGCTCTCCTCTTCGAACAGCTTCCCCTTTTCGGAAGTTAAATTCTCTGAAAAACTCTTCACCAAATCTTCTGGGTTGAAAGATTGGGCTGTAATACTTGGCTACAGACTCTTCTACTTCTTGCCTGGTTTTTTGGTCATCAAAACCAGCGGCTTGCAATGCTCTTTGGCGCCTGTTGGCCTTGTAAATTACATCAACACCTGCCGTAAATGCGTCCAAAACTGGCTTCAAGAAAAGAATGTTTCGCTTAATGTCCTCGAACGCAAACTTGACCTCAAGGGCCAAGTTTTTAAAAGCAATAATTGAATCAATAACAAAATCTTGAACAACCTTTTGGTTGTCATTGAAGAAGTTGAGAAGCTTAGTGCCAAAGTCTTGGAATTTAGCGCCGACTCTTTGGAAGAAGCCTCCATAGTTTTCTGCCGACTCCTCAAGCGCAAGTTTCAGCCGTGCGCCAGCCTTTTCTGGCCCGTCACCTATTAACTGTGCAACTTTGTCATAGTCAAGCAATTGCTTGCTCGAAAAATCAACAAAGTCAGAAATTTGAACAGTGCCCGCCTTCAGGTCTTTGGCGAGCTGAGGCAAAGACCTACCAGTAGCCTCAGCAAATTTCGCAACAGCACCCGGCAATCTTTCACCGATTTGACCTTGAAGCTCTTCTGCGCTCAGCTTGCCTTTGGACAGGACTTGAACAGTGGCTCGAACGATTGCGTCAATATCTTGCTGAGATTTACCAAAGGCAATACCAGCAGAAACCAAGCCTCTGAAGATAGTTTCTGTTTCCTTGAGTGTTAAGTTGTTTGCTCTAGCAGCGACAGCGACCTGGGAGAAGCCTCCAATCGTCTCCTTAAGACTTACGGCGTAATCACGACTAATATTCCTGGCAACCTGAAGAAGCTTGTTGTATTCTTCTTGGCCGTTTGAGGCAAGCGCTAGTGTTTGCTTAGAAAGATTTAATTGAGTGTTAATTTCTGCAATTTGACGACCAAAGTCAACAAGAATGTTTGCGGAAGCACCAAGTCCGCCACCTAGAACTGCCCCGTCTCGGCCACCAAGCGCAAAACCTGCAAGCGAACCAAGCGCACCAAGAGGCCCACCAAAAATGGCAGAAGAGGCAATTGCACCAGCACCCTGAAGCAGGTTGACTTTGCTAAACCTTTTGCTTGTTCGAGTTAATTTGCCAAGTCGCTTATCGAGAGCCTCAATCTGCCTGGAGACCTGACGGAACTCGCGACTCGTAGGATCAAGTACGTTTCTAAGGCTGTCGAAAGCGACTCTCTGCCCTTGAAGGCTTGAAATGCTATTGCCGCCAGCACGAGCGGCGAGGTTAATGTCAGCAGCCACCTTGCGATAGCTGTTGCCCATCATTTCAACCTCGCGAGCCATCCCCGCTGCAGAGATCTGGCTAATCGACTGATACAGGCTGCTTAGTTGACGAGCAGGCATCGCTGGTGCAGCGATGTGAGCGCCTAAGGCGGCGTTGTATTCAGCATCTGCAGCAGCCTGGTTGGCAAGCAAGCGTTGCTTTCGACCGCGTGAACGCTCGGCTAATCGTTCAGCCCTTCGTTGCTGTTCAGTGACACCCTTAATCGCTTCTGTTCGTTGATTTGTTGCGTCTGCGAGTTGTTTTTCAATACTAAGAATTTCTCGCTGAGTATCTCGATACTGATTGCTTGTGAAGTCCAGGTTTTGGAGGTTTTCTTTAAGCTCTGAGACCCTAAGTGACAGAGCAGCTGTTGTTTTAGGCAGAGCGGTGCTAATAGTGATTGCTGCCCTAGGGTCAACTACCGCACCAGCAGCTGTCTGCGCACGAGCAATAACGCTTTGACGTGCCTGAGCTTGCCTAAAAGAATCTTCGCGCTCTTGTATCTTGCGCAGCTGAAGAACATATGCATCAGTATTAACTTTTAAGTCAGCCAGGTCTTTATTTAGCTGATTTATTTGAGCGCTAAATGCAGAAGGTTTTCTCGCTGGAAACTGAGCTAAAATCTGGGCAGCGCTGAGGACCTTTTTGCCTGTTTCCTCGGATGTGTTGCCTACAGACTTTAATCTTTTCTCGTACCTTTCAATATCTCTTGTTAAATCGTTATAAGCCTTCCCTCCGATCTGAGCCTGCTCTCTTGCTCCCTTTAACGCCGCGATTTGGCCTCTAACAGCCTTCTCGCTTGTGCCAACGACTCTGGTGTAATTCTTGATCCCCTTTGCAAGCTTTTCAATGTCTTGATCAGATATTTTGGCTGTTTGCTGAAGCTGGCGCAGCGATCCCTTGAGCTGCTTTACCTCGTCAATCCCATCGACGCCCAGCTTGATCAGAAGCTCTTCGAGAGTCTTAGCCATCTGACTTCTTGCTGAACTCGGTCAATGCAGCGGATTCCATAATGCGGAGACCCTCTAGCACTTCACGACGGTTCTCCACATCATATAGGTCAAAAAGCCCCCCGGAAACCAGCAGTACGTCATATCGCAAACCCACATACCCAGCCATGCTGACGGTCCATTGGGTCTGCATGCGCAAGAACATCGTGACGATATCCCAGTTCTCGTCCCAGACCTCAAAATCCTCTGACTCTTCTTTTTTTGGTGCTGGCAGTTCTATGCCAAAGGCGGCAGCGTCATCCTGAGTTTTGTCATCAATGATTTTGCCGCCAGAAGCCCAATAGACCGCAGCCTCTCTTAGTTTCCCGCTTGCGCCTCGCCGTAGGTCTTGGTGTAAGCAGCAAGAACCGCTTTCAACCAATCCACGTCATCAGCAAAATCATCAAGCTCGGCCTCGGAGAACTTGATCTCATCACCGTCTTCATCCTTGATGCCTTCCCAGCCGACAAGAACTTTCTTCAGCAGAGACGCACCTTCTGATTCAGTGACGCCTTCCAGCTCAGACATCTTCACTCGCTTGAAGATCGCTGTGAACTCAGACTTTTCAAACTTGCCGGGCTTGGTGTCGCTAGGTTCCTGCACTTCAACAGGCCACTTGAAGGTTTTTACCTTCTTACGAACAAAAGCCATCA